TAGCCTAAAAAATCTACGCCTTCAATATGTGGAGGAAAAATTTGATGATTTGGCTTGAGCTCTAAATGCTCTTGTCTTAATTGTTCTTTCATTTCCTTAAGAAGACAATGAAGAGTGCGTCTGTCTTCGGCAAATACAATTAAATCATCAACATAGCGAAAGTAATACTTAACGCGTTTTTCATCTTTTAGCCAATGATCAAAAGGAGTTAGGGCAATGTTGCCAAAATATTGACTTAGATAATTGCCAATAGGAATACCAGGGGCACTATCAATAATTTCATCAAGCAATGCCAACATTTGCTTGTCTTTGATCTTGCGACGTAAATGAAGCTTAAGCCTGTCGTGATCAACTGAAGGGTAGTATTTCCTGATGTCACATTTTAAGCAATAGCGCGTACCTTGAGGGTCGTTGCGCATTGCTCGTTGCATTCGCTTTAAAGCATCATGCACTCCTCGTTCTGGAATGGAGCCATAGGTATCACGAATAAACCATGCATGCCAAATTGGTGCTAACACTTGCACCACGGCATGATGCAAAATTCTGTCAGGGAAATATGGAAGAACATAGATGTAGCGTTCTTTTCCGCGTTCGTTGACTATAAAATTTTCGTATTGTCCTGTTTCAAACAAGCCTGTTTTTAGAAGCCATTGAAGAGTGAGCAAACAATCTCCTTTGTTAGCTTCTGTCCATTGCACAATTTTTCTATTGCGTTTCCCTCTGCTAGCAAAATGATGCGCCCATTCTAAATTTTCCAAATCATAAACTTGTTCATATAAATGACCATGACGTTTTGGCATTAGAACTGTTCCTGAGATCCTTCACTACATTCGCGGGCAAAGCCCCTACTAGCGGTGCGGGAAATTCCCGAACAGCAGACTTAGATTTCCCCTGCAAATAAAAAAAGAATGCAGGCGAGGCGAATAGTCAACACAATATTAACGGAAATGATCGTTAGCAAAATGAATTGTTGCTCAGGAAGTGCGAAAGGAGGGAGCCAATATTATCGTTGGTATTAGAAGGGTCATTATTGGCATTGAAATTCCACGGACCGCATTCCGCCTCATTATTCGAGTTGCCGCCGACATTGAGCACTCGCCACCCCATAACTACCCGCCTGTGATATAATGAACCACCCTTTCACTATAGCCTGCGCTAGCGCGAAAGGAGGGAGCCAATACCATCGCCGGTAAAAGAAGGGTCACCAAAGGCACGGAAACTCCACGGACCGCATTCCGCCCCAAAAAACGAGCTGCCGCCGACAACGAGCACCCGCCACCCCGATGTGCCATAAGTGCCATAGCGCATATCAGTCACATAAGTAGAAGTGGTGCCGCCATCATCAGGGAAGAAAAAGAGTCCAGCATCATCTCTAAAACCGCCAATGTACAAACCGTTTGAAGCAGTGCTCACTTGGTTATTTGTATCTGTGAAATTAGTAGTAGTGCTATCCGCAAAATTATTAGGATTAAGAGCTAAATAAATTTGGCCATTGGCGCCTGCATTGATATTTATGCCATGCACCCAGCGCCAGGTGCCAGCATAATAATGCTCCACTCCTCGCCATTGCATTGCCGCTAAATCATCAGAACCAGCCGTGGAATTACGTCCGTCAGTGGTATTGTTAAATGTTGTATTACCTTTAGTATTTAAAATGCCAAGTTGATAATCACGATAGCCAGCCAGTGCGTTGTAATTATCACGCCCTCTGCCAATGCCAACGGTAGGATCTTGAATAAAATAATTGCGATATTCCATAACCGTCAGAAGCTGACAGGCATTCCATAGTGCATAATCACCATTCGCCCATCCAGAAGCAATAGCACGAGCCCTAGAAAGACCAGTGGCACGAGTGTGACTCGTATAAACGCCAGAAGCCGTGATACTTTGTAGCTTTGTGCCGTCAGTAGTGCCTTGATAAGCAGCAATGTAACGATAACGAATGGCAGAATTAGCATTAAAGCCGCTAATTGTCGTAGCAGTGCCACTGCTCGTGTAATAACCGAATGCACTACCATTCCACACTCTTGTTACGCCACTAGCATCACGCTGCCCTACATAAGGCGATGGTTCAAAAACAGTTGCATTAGTGCCATCAATATATACAGTGCATTGCGCTGTAGTATCTCCACTCGCCCAAAATGCTGGATGCCTAATCCATTTGCTTTTTTCTCCTGCCCCTAAACCATCATATTCTGTTTTAGGCAACACATAATAAACTCTCAATGGATCAGTGGTAGACAATCCTGATGGCACCAATAATTTATATTCACCATCTACATCAGCACCAGCTACATTCTTCCATCCCAAGCCATCATTCCAATCAATACGAACAAAAAATTCAGGCACTTCCACCATTACATTACCACTTGCAGCCGTATTAATAATTCCTGTGGCCGTAACAGAACCATTGGCAGGAGTGCCTGAGGTGATGGGTACAATACATTCCCATACAGCTCCTGCATGAGTAACACGATTACGGAAGTTGTAAGTGGTGCCACTCACCCATGCGCTTAAACCACTACGAATATAATTATTAGTGCTACCATTACCAGCTTTATTCTCTCCTTCGTAAATTTTTAACCATTCACCAGCAAGATATGTACTATCTGCACCATCTAAATAATAATTAACAAAACCACTTGCATGCACTCCCACTCGCCTCATTGAACTATGCACTCGTAAATCAGGCTGAGTGGTATAGCCAGCTCCTGCAGCCGCAGGCCCTGTAAAAGTACCTAAATTTAAAGTGTTGCGATATTCATAGTAAGTATCGTTAGTTTGATTCCAAATAAATGGTGTGGTATTTACCATGATGTCCGTATAGAACGGGCTGGTTCCTACGCCTAAATAAGTGCGAATGCCACTTACGGTTACTTTTTTGTTTGGTGTTACACCATCACTTACATCTTGAATGACAAATGCATCACCATCAGCTAATGCAGATCCAATGTCGCTTAAGGCAGAAATTTTAGTCATTGTTTAACCGAGGATGAAAGAAATGCTGCCTTCTGTTTGCAGCGGTTGACCGTCTTCTAATTCTATTGGTTGAGAACGGTCGGGATCATATACAAAATCATAGCGCCAAGCAAAGTATTCTTCAACACTTCTTAACTCTTTTGTGCTTAATAGCGTGTCAAAAGCCGCAAAAGCAAACATAGTGCCAGTAAAAAAACCAGCACTTGCATTAGCATTGGCTCCCAAGCGATACTCCGAACCTGCATTATAAGTGAATTGAGCTGTAAAACGATTGCTTAAAAAATCCCAACGATTACCATTAATCCGTAATTCAATGCCATAATCTTGACTTGCTTGCACACTAAATACTAATGTGCCATTTGCTGACATATTACGAGGAAAATCACTTAAAATTGCATTGCTAAACACACCAAAATCACCATTTCCGTCACCACTGCGCCATCGAGGTGATGTATTGTTTAACGTGCTAAAAATATTAAAATCACTATCTCCTCTTGCTACTGATTCCCCAATGGAAGCAACAACTACAATGGTTGCAGCATCAGGAAAAGACGATGCAATATTACCAAAAGATAAAGAATCATTACTTCCATCAAAAACAATACCAGGTTTACTATTTAATACATTAATGGTGTAAATAGGTCTATTAGCTGAAGTGTCTTGTTGGGCTATCGTGCGACCCAAGACATCTCGCCATTGCACCACGCCATTACTACCATCCAAATTAAACGAGCTATGCTCGGAATCCAACCAAATTCGATTGGAGCTATAGGCAGAAGGTGGTGCAAGGTAAAGAGGGCTTTTTCTTGTAGTCCATGAAGGTTGCTCCCCTATTGTTAAATATTGCTTGTAACGTACATAATAATTAGACCAATCATAAACAGTGCCATTATAATTAAAACCACTAACAGTAATAGTAGTTGACCGCACTGCTCCTAATTTATATTCCGCTCCTGTGTTATAGTCGCCTGAAATAGTAGGAGAAAAATAACTAGCAGTAGATGGCCCATAAATAATATTAGCCGCATCAGTGAAGGGGCGGTCATTATTAACAATATCAGCTTGAATATTACTTATAAATGAATCTCCATTTTTATTAATTTTTTGAGCAAAAATAGCAGCCGCCGCAGACGAACCAGACAGTGCAGCTACTATTTGCTCTTCTAACGAGCTGGAAAGACCAATAATAGCCTGGTAGTCATTGCTATCTACGCCTGAAGCGGATGTATTAACCAATAAAGCTAAATCACGACGATCAAAACCTAAATTATCCCAGCAAGTATTTCTATTTAAAATTTCTGATAAATTGCTAGCAGCACGAAAACCGTATTGTTGTACCATTAGTTTGGCCCCACTTTAGCAAATAAAATAAATTCATTAGTTTCAATGGGAACAGCTTTATCTGGAGATGAAAGTATCCCTGATGTCATTGCTGGTGTCCATCGAAGTGCTGAAGTTAATTTTAAAGAAGATAACACAATGGGGAATAATGCAGTAGAACCGGAAAATGGCGATGAAGATAATGAAGCCAGTGGTGTTCCATTCACTCTTAAGCCGGATGCTGTTAATGCACCTCTATTAATTAAAAAAACACCTGATGAAATAGGGGAAGCTTTTAGTAATGAATTTTCTTCAACAACAACAGTTGCAGACGTAGTATCAACAGCAGTGGTAAGGCGAGGTTGGACTAACGTCGTAAGCCCTTTTATTAAAACAAAATCACGAACAGAAGTATTTCTAACATTACTAAGCGCAAGAATATCTTTTCCTTTAATGGTAATTGTTGTTACACCTGTAATTGTATATTGAACACCATTGCCCAAGTTGTCCCATGTTGCTTCAATGCTTGCTACATCACTTAAATTATTCGCACTAATCAGCCCTGGTAATGCCATTATTGTTCCTCCCAGTTAAGAGTGGCACTTGCAACGCCACTTCCAACCCTAGCAGTAGCAACGACAAATAGCGCTCCACTGTTGTTTATTGTACCGGGCTTACCAGTAATAAACATTTTGTCAGGACCAAATAAACCACTTAAATCAAACTGTTTCATTTCATTCGCTCCCAAGAAATATGTAGCTACTCGCTGAGGGGCAAATAAAGTGCGATAACCTTGTGTATCAACAAGCACTGCGGATAGCGGGTCAGAAGATGATCCTTCAAATTTATTTGCAATCGTTACAGCACCTCCTGCCGCTGTAGTATCTTGCGTAAGCCCACTTGCGTTGGCCCATTGAGTGATTGCTGTTGTAGAGCCACTGTTTGGTGTTATACGTTCTGTTGGAGTGCCTAAAGCTAATACCACATCATTTAATTGCGAGCTATCCATTAATTCTGCTACTAATACCATGGGCCAAGGATTGGTCACGCCAGTTAAAGTGCGAATAGTACCACCAAATGATACCAATGTATTAGAAGTGCCACTGGGAAAAGTAATTGAAAATTCAGCTTGCCTATAAGGTTCAAAAGGTAAATCTATCTCTCCTACAATATTACCATTCCTATCAAAATTTAAACCTGTATATTTACTAGCGAACCACATAACATCTTGACTTGTACTATATGCACCACTAGCTTGAAACCACGCGCCTAGTCTCCATTGACCGCCTCCACTATTAAAAAAGATCGAGCCAGTAGCACCACTAGCGCCTGTAGGCGTGATGCCACTACTAATGGCATAGCTATTCATGCGCGATAGACGAATTGATGTGGTGCCTGCTGGGATGGCTCTGTCTGTTGTTATTTGAGTGAGTCCAGGATTGATTGCTACAACATGCGTGTTGAAAATATTAGTTCCTGTGACGCGCACACGACGACCAGTTAAATAATTAGTAGAGCCACTTAGTTCTGCTGAAATATCAGCAAATGTACCTCCGCTAATTTGCAATACGTTGTCATTAACACGAGTTATAGTTAAGCCAGAACTAGCCGATTTTGTTAAATTAGTGCCATTGCCATAATAATAACTTTCCCCTGCTCCCGTTCCATTTCCTTGAAGCACTAAATCAAAACGAGCTTCCGTGGAAGCAAATGCAGCCAAACTAACTGGATAAACTGCTTTTTGGTTATCTATGTTATTAATTTGCCCTTTTACTTGTAAGCCTAAAATTGCTCTACTTGTACTATCAATATTCTTTGCTCCGCCTAAAGCTGCGCTACCAAGAGTAACAGTGCCTTTATCACCACCATCAATATAAACACTACTGCCATATAAATTAATGAAAGCAGGATTTACAGCTCCAGCGGTATTACGTGCTTGAATAAACATTTTCATGAAAGCACTTTTTAAGCTTGGAAATTCAAGTTGATTTTCAATTACCACATAATGTAATTCCACCCATCGTGCTTCGTCATGATCTACTGGTACATAAGCTAAAAATTTAGCTCCTACGGCGCCATACCAGCTAAATTCAATTTTAAACATTGTTACTCTTGACAAATCAAGGCCCCAATTTGTTAACCCTTCATTAATTAAAATTTTATCTCCAGTCCATTCTAGTCGAGGGAATTTCACTTCTTCAATGGTATTAAGAATAGAATTAAATCGTCGATAGATAATAAATAAATCGGTGCCTTTTTCTAGCTGAAAATAATAACCATCCCCATAATCATTCCTGCATCCCCATTGCACCACTTCTCCGGCATAGCTGCTGCCAGTAGACATTCGTGTGCCAAAAGTAAATCCAGTAACACGACCTGGTTGATAGCGAAAAGTACGCTTAGTTTCCCAATATGCATTCATCACACCATTGGTATAACCACCAGGGAAGCGTCCACTATTGTCATCAATGGTAAAAGGAAAACTTACGGGAGGTGGAAAACAATATGCCTGCACTGCACTTTCTGTTGGTAGATGGCGATTGAAGATGCCATAACTATCCCTGTAAGTCCAGTCCGAAGGGTCTAAATAATAGGTGTAGAAACCGTCGGACGTCCATTCTTTAGTATTTACACCATAGATATTTACGTTTTCCAGTAAACTCAATGCAGTTTCAGAACGTGGAATCCCCAGTAAGCTAGTATCAACTTCACTTTGTTGCCTATTAGTTACATTAACTAGCGCAGGTCCATCTTCATCATTTGTAATTACAACTGGATAACAAGACTCACTTAATGCTTGAAATTCAAAGCTTTCTCCCGTTAGTTGCTCACTGGTATTACCGTCAATTAAATCCACCCCACTAGCAAAATCAATTAACTCGGCTTCTGTTTCAATTAACCCTAGTGCTTCAACATCTTCCTCCAACTGGTAATAATCTTCAAGATCTTCTTGAAATGTCATAAGCTTTGCCTACACTTGCTCTTCCCAGGTTAAACTAGCGCTCATGCTAACAGTAGCAGCAGATCCTTGCCCGAATACATACAATGTATCTCCTGATGCTGCAGTCAATGGATAAGACAAATAGTCTTTGTTATAACCAAAATATGGCGCCAAATCAATATCTACGCCGCCTGCTCCTACAAAAAATGTTGCAACTGTAGTGCCACCAGATACCACTGTAATTCCACTGGTAGTAGTAAATTCAATGGGAGACAGTGAATCAGCAGAAGTAAATGAAGGTGTTCCAGATACAAGAGTTGGATTTTTAATTAGTTTTACTACAGCCCTACCATCACCACCAATCCCCATTCTTGTTGGATACACTTGCATCCGATTGCGAATGGCACTAGCTCCTACTGTGCTTTTGGTGCGCAATGCAAGCAGCATGGTGCCGCTAGTTGTTACGCTTCTGTCTATTGAATTACTTTGTGAGCGAGCGGTAATTGTTCCTTTATCACCACCATCAATATAATAAGATGCACCATATTTATATAAACTATTTGCATTACCACTGCTTCCTTTCTGCACTAAGTATGAAATAGGCAGTGTTGGATTAGCGAGACTAGGGCTTGTTAGTTGATTAGAAGCTCGCAAATGATGAATCCTCACCCATCGAGCCTCTCCTACTGTTGTAGCATCTGGCACATAAGCTAAGAAATGACCACCAACAGCACCATACCAACTATATTCAATTTTATACATTGTAACTTTTGAAAAATCTATATCCCATACGCTTTGTTTTGTTTCAATATCACCTTCGTCAGTGGTAACAGCAGTTCCTGGTGTATAAGTAACATTAGGGGAGCCCGCTGTACCACCAATGCTTACGCTAAAACTATCTCCACCAGGGGTTCTGTCTGAATAGTATTGAGTGCGAGTTAAAGCATCTAGACGGTCATGACTAAAAAACTTACGTGGCACTCGATATTCATAAGTGTAGCGGGCAGAGTTAGGCACTACTAAATAATTTGCAGCAACAGTAGCAGTGCCATCAGTTGAAGCATTACTGCCAATATTATTGCCAACACCTTGTAAACTTAAATCAAACAAAGCAGCATGAATATAAGTAAGACCTGCGCGAACAATCACCAAATCAGTGCCTGCTGTACCACGATCCCCATCACTAACATTTGCAGTGCGAATGCCACTTTCATTGCTTTCAAATGCACTGGTGCGTCTTACACAATAAAAGTTAGTTTCTTTGTCTCCAATAGCAGTTTGCCCTCCGCCTTGCACTTCCAAATAGTAACCATCGCGCTTATCAAAAGCACCAAATTTTTTAATATCAGTAATATTTGTGCTTAAATCTACGCGCAAACCAAAAGTAGCAGCACTAACTCGTCCTGGTTGATAACGAAAAAAACGTTTGCTGCTTAATATTTGATATGCATTAGTAGCGGCTGTACCTAATGCGACTTTAGCTGCACTTTCAGAAGCAATGTGAGTGGTGGCCCCTGTTCCTTCACTTGCCCATTCATTAGGATTAATGTCATAAGTGGTAACATCAGCAAAAATACCAAGCGCCACTTCAGCACGAGGAATACCAAGCAAGCTCAAGCTAACTTCACTGATTTGCTGGTTTTGCACCACCACTGGCACGGCTTCTTGATCAGAAGCAATTACTACTGGCAAGCTTTTATCTGCTGTTTGCGGACCAGGAGGAATTGGTGCTGTACGTCCTACCGTTACAACTGATACGCCTTCTTTTAAATCAGCCATGGTTCCTCAAGGAAAACAATTGGAAAAAGTGGTGCCTACGATTACTCCGCCGCCCACTGCAGTATCTTGTTTTAGTCTATAAACCTTTCCACCAATTCCTGAGGCTGTAACACCAGAAAGAGCTGCAATGGTAAAAGAATAAGGAGCAACGTAAGTAAGGCCCGTCAAATTAGTATAGATGCGAGCACTTGTGCCATTGTAGTTGATGCCACTGGAAGTGGTGGTACCACTAAATACCACTCGTTCTGTAGCACCAAGACCATGATTAGTTTGAGAAATAAATACACCACTGCTAACACTAACTAAACTAGCTAATTCGTCTTGTTTTTCAATGCGAGCATCCCACGACAATGAACCTTGCACTTCATTTTCAGTGTAAGTAGTGGGAAAGAAACTTTGACTAATAGCTGCATTTTGTGGTTCCTGCGCTGCATCCCAAATTGTTGCCACTTGAGAAGACGTGAGCCATAGCCTTACCACACCATTGCGAAGTGGCTCCTGCTTTTCCACATTAAAAGCAGTAACTTGTGATAGTGCTCCAGCAGTTGTGTTTTTCCATACGGAAGCACACACTTCTACTGAAGTTAAATCAAATGGTTCTCCATCACTATCTTGCAGTAACAAGCTAATGCCATCAAAAAAATCTCTACGCAATAAATGCAAATTAATTTGAGGAACAAGTTTAGTAGCAAGAAAAACGCTCATGCCACCTCTCGATATGAAAGCATCACCGTATAAGTGGTGGTACCACTTACCACAGCATTAATCTTTTCACTAATTACACTTTCAAAAAGCCCCAATGGATTGCTTTGTGCCAGATTACCATTAGCAGCAATATGAAATGGAGGTGTTTTGTCTGCTGATGCACCACTTTGAAGCTTCACCGTACAGCCCGATACTGAAGTGATAGTCATAGCCATCACTCTTAATTTCCGGCTACTTACTGCTGCAATTACATCTGCACTAGCCGTGCCAGTAATAAAAGCACTTTTCAATTCAGAAGTGAATAAATCATTATTCACAATGAATGGATCGCCAACGGCACCAGCGCCAGTGGCTCTTACGTAGGCAGCATTGCCAGCAGCATCAAGTCCGTAAAGATTTGCCATGTTAAAGAATCAAGAAAAGATAGCGCTGGTTAGGCACTTCGGTACCATTTACCAATCTTACTGTCTGATTTGTTGTAAAGTCAAACGATAGAGGGCTGGAAAATGCTACTGTGCTATAAGCATAAGGAGAGCGAATGCCATTGATACCTATTGTAGCAATTCTAATTTGATAAACCCCTTGCCCGCTGTAATCATCATTGGGAAAACGAATGTAATTAGTAGCAGTGCGTCCAATATTCACCCATAGTTTATTTTCAACGTCCAGATAATCCACGTCAAACGCACCAATAAATGGATTGTTTTGCAATGGATGCCAGCAAATAGCTGGATTTACGGCTGCATTAAGAATCGAATATGACGAATATTGAGGATAGTCCCATGCCACTTCATTGTAAGCCATTATGCTCTTGTTCCAAGAATAATACTGCCTGGTGTTACCAGTGGTATTGTTTGCAGTCTAGAGAGTGAAACACGCTTAGAACCTAGTTGAGGGCTATCGGCAATAGCAAATTTGTCTTCATTATATAAAGAAGCAATTACTGTCATTCGTCCGTCGTCTTCATTAATGGAAATCACACGGAATTTTCTTATGCCATCAGCATCCTCCTGTAACACCCAAGGAGCGCCTTGTACGGGCGCTTCAGACAGAACTGGATTAATACTGAGTACAGAAGTGGTCTCAGGGCTGTTAAGCACCGTACGGCTCTCTAGGGAGCCATTAGGAAGCATTACAGTGAGTGTGTAGGATTTGCCGCTCAGCAGAGTGAATGGAGAATCAATGGTAATGGCAATTGTTGTTGCTGCAGTAATTCTTCCCCCATAGCGCTTCCCTCCTTTGGTTGGATCTGCAATACCAATGATCTCCCCTGGTAACAAAAAAAATCCTTCTGTGCCAGTTTTAAACGTAACAGTTTCCGTATCTAATTGATTTGTTAATAAAATCCATCTTCCCACTCGTTGCGCTTGTCCCTGAGAAGTGGTACCAAAAGCCCTAACTTCTACTTCATGGTAGCCATAGCGATCCAGTCCCTCAGCATCTTCCACGTATTCAATCTTGCTTTTATAGGAATCATCCGGATCATTCCAACTCACCAAAGCAACTGTTTTTCTTGCTTTACGTGCTGTGCCTTCATAAGCAAATGGTGGTGTTGTTACATTGCCATTATCATCTGTTTCTTGAACAACATTAGCAGGAGAGAATATTTTAGTAATTACTTTAGGGCGATCTTGAATAGCAACAACTGTTCCCTCGCTGAAATATAGCATCCCACGAAAAGCAGCAGCTAAACTATTTAAAACGCTATAAGCTTCTCCTCGGTCTGTAATGTAAGCATTAAAAGTAAAACGTGGTTCTCTACCGCCTTTGCCATCACTTACTAATTCATCACAATATTGAGCAATTGGATATAAACTATAACGATCCACTTGATTTTCATCTATAAACTGTCCTGCTCCATATCTTGTATTAGTAAGTAAATCATAAAATATCCACACTGGATTATTACTCCATTCTGTTTTAAATGTACCATTCCAAATGCCTGTATATGATCGCGCAATAGGATCATAATTTTGAGGAATTTTAACTTTAATTCCCAGCATATCCGCTGCTACCGTTGGCACTGCAGAAAAATTTTCAGCTCCAATCTTTAAGCCAAGCAATGCCGTGTTGGGGTAGCGAAATGATTGATTTATAATTCCTACAATCGCTTTAAAATATAAATCATTACTTTCAGTGGTGGTATTAGGATCTGCCATTGTTCTTTCGACGCTTACTATCCATGGACCACTGCCGGATAATGAATATTCGTATTCAAAATCTACTGGCCCTCTTGATTTACCACCAATTACTTTATTATCATTTACAATTACCGAGCCACCTTCTGCTTGAATTTGAATATTAAAACTTACAAATCCTCCCCTAACATCACCATTATCTTTATTAACATAAAATAATGCAGCAATTCCTATTCTCACTCTTATTCGATTAAACAAGCTGCTGGTGGTAACCCTATACACACGACCGGCTGCTCTTGTAAGTTTAATATTCACACCTTGTTCTGCTCTTACATCATCAAAACCAGGCATCGGATCTTGATTTTGTACTCCCACGCGATAATCAGCAACAATAGTATTTACACCACCATTGGCATTATCACGAGTCAATCCTGGTATTGAACTGGAAATAGCAGGAATTAAACTTCCTTTGCCTTGTGCCGTTGAAGGAGAACCTGTAAAAAATGCATTAATCGTAAAATTAGAACTGCCGTCTCTATTCCTTAATGGCACACCATCTAAAAAAATACGAGTGAGTGGATCTACACCATCTTCAAAACCTTGTACTTCCCCTTCGGACAACACTGCAACAAAACTAGCTTCCGACCGGCTTCGTAAGGATTCAGGATCTTCTTCTGGCTTCCGCGCATTACCGCCGCCTTTACCTTTGCCGCCTCCGCCTCCGCCTCCGCCGCCTTTGCCGCCGCCCGCGCCGCTATAAATAATATCGTCTTCTAATTCCATGGTAGGTAAAGTCATTACGCAGCCACTTGTTGAGTGGAAAGTGATGAACTAATAATTAAAGGGCTTTGCGCAAGAAATCTACCATAAAGTAAAGGTATTGGTGACCCTTGTGAAGTTAATTCTGCAGCGCGATCAAACAAAAAACTATCTTTACGTTCTGCTTCTCCTTTTGGTGTTTCCACTGGTGGCGTAAGTAATGATGCAATACCAGTTAAAACCATGCCCACACCAAAGCTAAACAATAAACTTCCAACACCAATTGGTGTCGCACCAAAAGTGCCAATTGCAGCAGCACCTATAACGGGAACAAAAGCTAATGCAATTAATGCCACACCAACTAAAATTCGTCCTACAGTGCCACCACCACTAATGATTGGTGCAATTACAAGGCGCCTGCAGCCCATCAGCACATTGGCATAATCCATGCCATCTGGATCTTCATCTACAAGCCTGAAACCAATGCCATGTTCATGAGCATCCGCCATGTATTGCCTAAATCCATCCAATTGATTGCACAATGCTGACATTACATCCTTAGGAGAATTTGCCATGAATTCATAGCTGCGACCAAATTTCCGCCCTAACTCCCCTAGCAGCTTCACTTTAATTAATTGCATAATAATTGCTTGTGCCTCAATATTCTATTTGTTACCTTAGCCCAATAGCCGCCATAAACATTCTGTTCTGAAATGCGCCCCATTAAATGATGATAAAAAATATTAGACGAAGGTGCAACTATAAAACCAGCATGATTAGGGAAACGAGATTGTAATTGCATTAATAACATATCTCCTTTTTTCAATGGGCCATTGCAATCAATAAAGCCTTGCTGTTCTACATTTTTTTCAAACATACGCCATTCAGGATTTTCCCATTCGCCTTCTTCTCCACGATCAAAATCATCCAGCACAATACCAAATTCCCTATTATAAAAATCTTTCATCAATGCATAACAATCATAAATGCCATATTGCCATGGTCTTCCTAAGTAAGGAGCATTTCCTGATGGATCAATTTCTGACCATTCATTGGTGCCTGTGCAATATAAAACCCATGGCAATTTACTATGTTTACATGCTTCAATATCATGAGCACTAAAATTATTTAATTGATTTGGATGAGAATGAAATACTGCTTGAATATCTCCTTTGGTTGATGCTTTTGCATAGTCCTTTGCATCAATGGCAAAATATTCCAATGGTAAAGAATGCATATTGTCACAAGGTAAATATTCATTATTCACGATTAAACCACATGCTTCTTGAGGAAAACACTGCATAGCATGAATTTTCATGGTGGCATACAATGCTGAAAATTGCTGGATCATCGGACGAGGTTGGCGCCAGGGAATGCACCAAATGGCAGGGAATCATGCGGAAATCTTATTTGGCAGCTTCTTAAGCGTTTACCACATACATCCAAATTAAAGGCGGGATCGCCCGCTGGTAATGCAGCAATAGCATTATTTAATGAAATTATAGATGCATTATAAGTGGCGAGGGCAGTTGCTAGATCAGCATCAGCACTTGCTAAATTAGTAGTGGCCGTAGAACATGCCGCTGCATTCAACCCCCATTCTTCAATTTCATAATATACAGTATTGCTACCATCATCAAAATCTCGTTGAACGCCTTGTCTATATACAAGCCCTAATGTAACAGCACTGCCTGCCCATATAGCTGTAAGTACACCATCATTGCCATTGCTGCTCACATAGTAATCAGAGAAACCACTTCTGTCGTATTGGCTATCCAACAATGAATATGGAGCGCAAGCAATTACTTCTGCTTCTTTAGCCTTATTTCTGACGGCAGACGCACTTAAGTATTCTCTATATCGTTGTTCTTTCACTGTATAAGCATTGAGTACAGCCACGGCTTCTGCACTGCTCCCTACTAAACTTATCATTTCATCGTCTTTCGTAAATATTGGTGGACCAGTGTAGCTACATTCGCTGCTGCGATATTTCCATAAGCAATGATTCTGCGTAATAACACGACGGGGCAATTGCAACCCCTCCAAATCCATCACACTATTTAATTGCCAAGAAATTACTAATGCAGACTCTTCAACTTTACGTTCAATGTAAAAAATATCAACGGGGAATTCTTGTGTTGTATCAGCTAAAGGTTCACCATCTAAATATTTAGCAAATGTTCGTCGCCTTGTAATTTTAGCACCTACTAAATCATCATAATCAGCAATTGCCGTGCTAAATGTTCCTAAGATATTAGCAACAGTTAAAGATGGTTGTGCAATTTGCCCAGTGGTATTACGTTCGTATCCTGTTGATATAATTGGCAATGCATCATAAGTGTTGCCTTTCCATTCAATAGCAGAAGAGTCAGGCTTTAATTGATTAGTGAAATAATAAATATCATTGGCATCTCCCGTAATGGGAGACAAGTCAATATCATACATTTCAACAATGGCATCATGCCATCCTTTTTGAATATCAGCTTCTAGCATCGTAAATCCTTTCTACAGAAAAAGAAAATTTGTTGCTATTTGGCCCCATACTAACCCATTGCCATTGGTTTGGTATAAGTCTGTATTTATATAAGCGATCATCCATAAAAAATTGCGAATAAAAGAAATCACCTTGTAGTGCTGCTAATTGAGCATCTAATGCCATGGCAATTGAATCAGCAATTGGCACTGTATCAATTTGATACTTTCTGATTTCATTGTTGACACCATCAGGAGCTATTTGCATATAGCCATCACCAAATTTTGTTTCTTTAGTGCGAGTGCCTCTTACGACTGTAAGGCCATATTCGCAAGGTAAAGCTAATGTTGGTTGAGTCATGATTAACGCCTCCCCGCTAGAACACCGCCTGGTCTTAATTCAGCCACAATCACTTGTTTTACAGCTCCTTCAATTTTACGTCCTAAGTCTACAGAATTAGAACCGTTTGCATTGCTTGAACTTTGACCATCGGAATTTACATTGACCACAATATTGCTAGTGATATTGCTAGCTAAGCCGTCAGACACGCCTCCGAGGTCAACAGGAACGCTTTTGCCGTCAGGCAATGGAATGATGGCTTCGTTGTATTTACCTTCGCCTACGAGCCCCAACGTTGGCCCTTGCACGATGCCACCAGCGGCAAAAGGTTGTATGCCAAAAGCGCCCATGCTAACGGGCTGAAAACCCGCCCCCCCTGTAAATGAAGGCAAGGAAGATGTGGGGCTCATGGCGCTACCGTAACTACCAGCAGCCCCTTGCCCGCCAGGGCCGCCTAAAGCGAAGCCTCCACCAGCAGCAGCACCAGGGGCAAACATGCTAAATATGCTCATAAGCCCTTGTATTGCTTGCATTTCAATCCATTTTGAAATTATCCTGCTGCCCATGTCCAAGAAATAATCCCCAACACTTTGGAATAAAGAAGCGAAAGATTCTTTGACAGTTTTGCTGCCGGTAATCATATCTTTAAACGAACTACCAAATGCTTCTCCAATAGATTTAGCGCCACCAATTGCCATTGAAGATGCACTACTTGTCTCCAATAATTCTTTTTTGGTTTCATTTAATTGTTTTGCTAATTTAACCATTGGTGATTCAACAGCTAGCGCAGCGGTTCTTTCTAGCTGTTCATTAAATAATCTTTGCTGCTCTGGAATGCCAGCAATAGCAAGTTTATATGCTTCAATTTGATTTGTTAAGGATTTTATTTGCTCTTTTTCTTCTGGAGTTGTAATTTTTTTGCCTTTTAGTTTTGTTAATTCCTCGTTGTTTTTAGCTATTTTTTCATTTAACATTTGCAAATTATATGCATTTTCTTTAACTGCTTTGTATTTTTGCACTTCCATGTCAATAATTTCCTTAGAGGCACCTTTTAGCTCAAGATTATTGCGCATTTCAAGTAAGTCGTTTTCTAATTTTTGCTCTTTTACGGGAAAAATAGAATCTATATTTTGTTTCACTAAAGTAATGGTTTGTTCAAGAGCAAGATTATTTGCTCTTCTAATTGTTTCTAGTTTTTCCAAGGCTTTATTTTGCGCCTCTTCTTGCTCTACTGCGAGCTGACCTTTAGCCTTGTCTTCACGACGCCCCATCGCAAAAGCGCCTGGCCTTGTGGCAGCGCTGATTGGTCGAGCGTTAATACCTTCGGACCCGCCATGCAAGAAAGAGAAAATTTCCCCAGTGGGTATTTTAAATTCTCTCTTTTCACCATGAGCAGTAGGAACTCCTCCCATCCACTCAGCGCCACCTTTCAATGTTGCAGCATGCCTTCCCGCCCCAAAAGCATAGTCCCATCCATGACTTCCTCGCGCCTGATGTGCTGCAAATGTACCGCCTGGCACTGTTGTGCCCGTTGAAAGTGGAGCACCGTTAACAGCGACGTATGGATCTAAGTAATTGCGAGGAAAAAATCCCCCGCCTTGTTTTTTGACATCAAAATGAGGCCCCGTACTGGTGGGACCAATATTTCCTTGTAAATAAGCACCTCCTGGGGTGCCTCCAGTTACGGCTGTTGCTTTTATGCTTGCTGTTCTTAAATCTTGAACAGCTTTAACTGCATCTAATTCTGCTTTTCTAATGCTATCAATACGACGATCTTCAATTGCTTTTAAATCTTGCTGGAATTTCTTTTGACGAGCTTCAATGGAATCAAGCCCTGACATTTCGCGCTCAAAATAAGCATCTTGTAATGCTCTCTGATGATCATAATCAGCTTCATTCATTCTTAAGCGACTATCAAAACTAGTTTGATCAAGAGCAGCTCGACGATTTGCTGCATCTACTTCTAATTGATCCCGTCTGTTAGCAAGTTTATCTTGTAATTTTGCTTGTCTCTCGGCTTCCCTCTCAGCGGCTTTGCCATCATCCCCGCCTTCAAGCTTAATTTTTGCGAGTTCTTTTTCGGTACGCTCTTTGTCTAGCTGAGCTTGACTTTTGTTGTTTTTTGCACTTTCGAGTATTAGTCCTTGAGTTTGCAACACTACCATCCTATTCCTTAATTCTTCATCTCTACCAGTAACCAAGCCCTTGGCCTTACCAAGGCCACCTTCAAACTGTTTTAGTTCCTTTGTAGCGCTAAGTTGCGCTCTTCTGTTAACAATAATCCTGCTATTTACATCTTCTTTACTTAATCCCTTAACTTCCGCTGTGTATTCTTTTGAACTGAAACCAGCAATTTTATCAAGAGACTTATTTAACCTGTCAAGTTCCGCGAGTCCACTAATGACTATCTCAATGCCAACTAAAATAATACTGAACCGGGCCAGTCCTATCAAGGCTTTTGTGAGAAGACCAATTGGCCCTAAGGCACCAGTAGCGCCTCTACTCAATAATCCCATTTGCAACCGAGTGCCAGCCAAGGTTGAATTTGCAACCACGCTAGTGCGCTGCAAAGATGCAACAGCAAAATTTAATGCAATAAATTTTGCGATTGCAGCGCCAAGATTAGAAATTAAGCCAAGTAAAACCCTGCCTCCCAGTAAAGTAAATACTCCGTTAACAAGCAACATATTTGTGTAAATTTTTAATAAAAACCCGACGATGGGATTACCAGCGATCACCGTCAAAGTTTTTGCCACACCAAGAATAACTTTTCCAAGAACTTGAAACGATGGAATTAATTCTTTGAGATTGCTTAGTATTCCATCAAAAGATGGCTTTAAATCTTTTAACTCTTGAGCAATAGCAAAACCACCAGAAGTTTTAGTGGCTGCTCCAGTGAAGAAAGCATTAAAGCCATCAGTAAGAGTTTTAATACCACTTGTCATGGGTGTGACAACAGCATTTAAAAAACCAACAGCTACAGGTTCAAAAGTTTCGTAAAAAAGTTTTAAAGAATTTTGCATTCTATTAATTGAACCTTGGAACGTTTTTGCAGCACCTTCAGCTCCAGGTCCAA